GCTGTGTAGGTGGCTGTGTAGGTGGCTGTGTAGGTGGCTGTGTAGGTGGCTGTGTAGGTGGCTGTGTAGGTGGCTGTGTAGGTGGCTGTGTAGGTGGCTTTATGTACGACTATACAATGATACTTTAAATACATAATTTTCATTTGTACTAACAATAGTGTACGTATAGTCTTCCACTTCATTGCAAGTTTCATCATTAACAATTTTTTCATCAGTCACATCCTTTTTATCATAAACATCATATTTAGAAAGATCTTCAAACATATTCATTTTAGTATTCGTTTTAGTAGTAGTATTATACAATTTTATTATATTTACGATTTTTTTCAATTTTTTCATTTTTTCAATTTTTGATATTACTTTTTTTAAAAGTAATTACTTTTTTAAAAGTACATTCATACATTTGCATAAATCACTTGATGTATTCTAGACGATAATTTTGGCATCATCTTTTCTAATTTGTATTTTGTAATATTTCCTTGATCTAACAAAGCATAAACATTCTCTCTTAGCGGAACGTATAAATTAATCACATTTATAATAGAATTTTCTATTTCAACCAAATTTACACTATCAATTTCCTCGTTCACCCTAGTAAAAATTCTATCTGAATCACAACGTCTCAATGTAACATCAACGTGCGAAAACTCGTTATCCGTCGTGAAAATTAATAACCATTCAATCATAAATAATGGTGTAATGTAGTACTTTAACTTTAAATTTCAATTATTTCTTATTCCAATAACCATAAGTCGTGTGCGTCATTTTCATAAGGAACTGGTCTATCATCTACATTACCATAACGCAACTCAAATATCATCGTTTTCATTTCTGTAAAATACTTATCCATTTTATAAATTACAAAATCAAACATCGTATATACAATACTACTAGATAATAATTTGCAACTTATCCATTAGGATTATATTAAAATCTTTTTCCACAAAAAATATACTCTGTAATATTCTTCTGTTGTAAATCTTCACTATTCTTATTAGACTTGAATCTCTGATACTCTTTTTCATAACAAATTACATCCTTCCAACCAGCATCCACCATCATTGATATCATATCGTCTTTTGATACCACACTTTCCGAAGAATAACTTATAAATATATACTTTGATTTAATCTTTTCCAACACGTTCCTAAATTCAGACGCGGCATCACGTTTAGAACAAAATTTAGATTTTACACCAGTCTCTCTTAAACCCGTCTTACCCTTAATACTCGGATTATCATATTTACTAATCGTCTCCAACAAATGGTAATTGTCATGATAACCCCGATTCGCTACATACGGAGGATCTATATAAACTACTTCATACCCAGATAAATCATCCAATAATAACAAATCTGTTATATTCATATTTTTAGATATATGAATTAAGCCATCTTCAGCCTTTACCCCGCCAAGCTCGCGCTCAGCCTTTAATATATCAATCAAACTAGCATCTAAAACTAAATCCTTTAACGCACACGCTTTGTATTTTTTTAAATATGCACCATACACACTTGCTATATTACTAACACCAGCAACAGCATATAATAATAATTTCAATAATAAATTATGCTCATTCAAATTTACTAACGATTCCTTTTGTAAACGCATTATCTCGTGACGAACTATATCTGTTTTATAACCATTCTTCATAGACAAATACATTCTACCATCAGGACCAGCCTCTGTATAATTATTATAAATAAAATACGGACTATTTTTATCATATTTTGGTAACAATACATTTCTTATCATTTCGTTTATTCTTACAATCATTTCGTTTATTTTCTCTACATCTATATTTTTCGTCGACCACACAGAAGATACCGTATAAGCATAATGCTGAATATCATTTGTTAAAATATTTTTACAATTTCCCTTCAACGCATCAAATGCAACAACACCCGTACCACTACATATATCTGCAAATCCACCAATCTCATCATAGTCTTTACCCGTATAACTTTTAACCGTTTCACGAATATAACCCAACAATTTCATTTTACTACCAATATAATTAAAACTCGGAAAACATAATCGAGGCATAAGATCCTTTTCTTTAGTATCTACCTTAAAATAATATTTAGCTTTTAAACTATAAACATTAACATTCACATTTTTTATATAATTATTACGTATCATATCCACTAAAGAATCTATATTAAAACGAAATTTTATACAATCTCTGTTATTATGAATCTGAATCTCACCTAAACTTAATCTCTTATCACCACAATTAACATATACCGTATTTGATTCATTCCAATCTTCAATCGTCTTTGATGTATCAAAATGCAAATCTGGTACAAATTCAACTTCACCACATTTATCTATAGTATAAATTAAACCATTGTGAAATTTATACACTATTGTATTATCACAACAAATACAATGATACAAATATTGCTTTAACATCTCGATTTTATTACACATAAAATATCTCTTGAAATCATCTTTGTTTTCTAAATCTAAACCAGTTTTACTATTAAAACTACGAAAACTACATTGACCTATACTCTGAGGACATATCTTATTACCAGACATTATCGTCTTGACCGACATTGTCTTTCCATAATCATCCATAAAATCGTATTTCATATTCATATTACCAGTATGATTCATTTTCATACGCTTTAACTTTGGACCCACTGTAGAATTTATATCATCATAAACATCTTTCGGTAAACTATCATAGTTTCTTTTAGTTTTAAAAGTCACATTCATCATATCACACATAGCCTTTTCCACCAATATACCAAGTTCTTCTGTATTTTTACACGTATACTTTATCACTTTACACGCCAAATCTCTCATCCTATTTTTCATAGATTGTAAAAATTATTTAGTTTTTTATTACACGTATTATAATTTTTAATTATATACATTATAATTTTTAATTATATATATTACATTTTTAATTTATTTAATATATATAAAACAAATGGTTGTCGTTAACATTTTTGACCCAATCGTAATTATAGTAGTAATTTACACAGTCTTAATGACTCTTATTGGTTTATTTAATACTCCATACCCTTCTTCATTTTTACTATTAATCACACTCGCTGTAGTAACTTCTTACATTTATTATAAAGTAGACAAAAATGAACCAATATTAACACCAACTTGCGAAACAGAAATGCCTTTTACTACAATGCCTTCTACTACAACGCCTTCTACTACAATGCCTTCTACTACAATGCCTTCTACTACAATGCCTTCTACTACAATGCCTTCTACTACAATGCCTCCAGGCTCTATAACAACATTACCAGTAATTTAATTTCTTTTCAAAATTGTTAAACCATTATTTCTTGCTGTTTCATAATCTACACTCCAATCTTTGTTTTTTTCTAAAAATTCAATTATAGCCTTTCGTAAACCACAATTGATTTCTTCAACTGGAATACCAGTTTCTTTAAATTGTTGTTCCGCATTCCACCCACACCTAATTGTTTCTCCATTTACACCATCTAGCGTAGTATCGTGCATAATAATGTAACGTTTAGTAATCGGTGCAAATTTAACCAACTCTCTTTTCAAATGACCATATATGTGCCATGTATCTATGAACGTAATATCAGTTTCACTTACACTTTCTGGAATTTTAATATCTAAATCGTTTCCTAGTAAAAATGTATAATCTATATTGTAATCTCTACAAAATGTAATAATCTGAGCTTGATTTAACATACTAGATATTTCATTCAAATCACCTGATACCAATCGTCTTTTATTTGTCCCATTTTCAGATAACCCTTTCATAAATGCAAATGTACTCACACCTGATCTTACACCCAATTCTAATACAGATTCACATCCCTTACTATATTCATACAAAGTCGGTAAATGCTCATTTATATCACTCGGCGTATTGCATAACTGTAAATATTTCGTTTCTAAATCCATATATGATATACATATAATTATTAACTTTAAATCAATGTGGTTTTAAATGACACTAAGTATTTAGAAATCCTGATATCATCTGTGATCCAGCAGTAAATGTAATTCCTTGTTTAAGATTTGAATTAAACGTAGAATTATAATTTTCCAATATCATTGTTAAAAAACCGATAGCTAAACTAACAAGTATAATTTTATAAAAATCTATACCCTTATCTACAGCTATCCTTATAATTAATATAGCCACAAATGCCTCCAATACTTCCTGTGCATATATCAACATCCATTTTTTTATAATCTCTTTGTTATCTTGCAACACTTTTATCATTATTATACTATACACTTATAAAAAAAATTGTCGCACGATCGTTAAAATAGTTTAAATTTTTCATTGTTAGATTATAATGAAAAAAATAGTATTCGGAATTTTAGCATCAACAAACGAACACTATAGCAAATTTATAGAAATTTGGATTGAAAACATTAAAAAATTTAAATCAGGCACATCTAGTAGTTTAATAGATTTTTATTTCATATACGCCGAACCACATCAATCTGAATTTTCAATGTCACCTGAATATGATGTTTGTAACCCAGAACAACCAATCTATTATAATTACTATTCAAAATATAACATAAACGATTCAATGATGGACTCTTTTGTAAATAGAACTATCTGTTTACTAGATCATCTTCACAAACATCCTTTCGATTACTTTATAAGAACAAATTTATCCACTTTATTTCATTTAGATATTTTAATACAAGGAATCCAAAAATTTACAAAATATAACCTTATAGCAGGATCACCTATTGATAAACTTAATTCTATACATACTCACATATCCGGAACAAATATACTATTGTCACGAGACTTGGTCGATTTCTTATTACTTAACAAAGAATGCCTATTAGATGAATCTGTCTTACACGGTGATGATCAACGTATTAGTAGTTTAATTATAGAAAATCTAAATGTTAATTTACTATTGATAAAACGACTAGATTTTATAGAAATGAATTACGACGGTGACAAATATATACCTCCAAGTATTATATTTCAAAATTGCTACGATATTAACAATTTATTCTGCTATAGATTTAAAACTACAAATAGAGAAAATGATATAAAATATATGAAAATGTTACAACAACACATGTATTTAGAAAATTTTAACACATTACAATTCGTAATGTCTCTCGTCAATGACCCAGATGCACCATATGAAGAAACCTTGACTCAAAATACAGATTATGATAAATTAACACATACCATTTTTCAAATTAAAAACAACGCATACATTATGGAAACTTATCATCATTATAAAAACGTGTCTTTTAAATATACACCAAGCATATGTAAAACTTCTCACGAAAACCTTTAATTTTGTAGGGGTTTTTTTTTTTGAAGGGCTTTGGCCCTACTTTTTATTTTTGGTTAAGCTTTTTATTTTTTTGAAGGGCTTTGGCCCTACTTTTTTAAAAAGTAACTTATACTTTCCAATAACTGTAAATATTCTTTTCCAACTCATATTCTGGCCAAAATACTCTAGGACGTTCCTTTTGATCCTTTACCCAATCCCACATTAATTCTAAACCCCTTTCAAATGACGTATTTTCAACATAACCTAATAATCTTTCAGACTTTTCATACGATGACCAAGCGTGTTTTACTTCGTGTCTTGTTTCCATATAAACAATCTTGTCCGTACCTGTAACCTTTCTAACTAACCTTGACGCTTCATTTAATGAAATATTATTCTTACCACCTAAATTAATCCTTTCATTTTTAGTATCATCAGAAACAGCTGCTTTCCATAAACATGGCAAAATATCATCTATATATGAAAATGCTCTAGTTTGTTCACCATCTCCATAAATAGTGAACGGTTCATCTTTTGTAGCCTTGTACATCCAAATACCCAACACATTTCTATACGGATCCCAAATATTTTGATACTTGCCAAAAACATTATGAGGCAAAATAATACAATACTCCATCCCGTGCTGTTCATACGCAGATCCCAAATCCATTTCACATGCATATTTTGCTATACCATAAGGATCAATCGGATTCGGTCTCATATCTTCAGTAAATGGCGTAGTATTTCTACCATATGTAGCCATACTACTAGTAAATACAAATCTACGAATATTATATTTAATACCCATAGTAATCAAAAACGTCGTCGGAATTACATTAGACATGTAATTATATTGCCTAATAAATGGTGATAAACCCTCTGCCGCATACGCAGAATAATGAAAAATATAAGTAATCTTTTCACTTTCAAACACCTCTTCCACTACACGCTGATCTTTACGATTAGATAAATCAACTTTTATAAAATGAAAATAAGCATTGTCCATAGGTAAATTTTCAATATACCCACCAGAAAAATCATCAAACCCAAACACTTTACCAACTCCCAATTTTTCTCTATTCTTTAATACATACTCGCAAAAATTTGCACCAACTAAACCAGCTACACCAGTAATTATAATATTCATTTGTTAATTATAGTTAATATTTTTTTATTTTTAAGTTTATTCATTTTTATTCATTTTTTTCTTTTTGGTTAAGCTTTTTCTTTTTGGTTAAGCTTTTTCTTTTTGGTTAAGCTTTAATTTTGAAAGGGCTTTGGCCCTACTTTTTTTAAAAGTAACTATTTTTAAAAGCTTATTTTGCAATTTGAAAAGAATGCTCGGCATCTACTTGCATAGCAGTCGGACTTATCGCGTCAGCACTAATACTTGCTTCCAAAAAATCTGCAATATCCCTTGGAGTTTTTAACCACTTTTTCGTAATCTTATTCATATTACTCTTTTGTATATTAAAAAAATTTGTAATATGATAATCACTAGGTAAAACTTTATATGAATCAATATTAAAAGGATATTCCAGCGTTAATTGATTATCTAAATTTTCCCATATATCATCGTTTTCTAATTCTATAGAGTTTAGTTCATTACACACAAGTTTGCAAATTCTAAACATATCATACTTTTTATTTGCCTTATTAGAATGAATACCTAAATCATAATGATTCAATAATACTTCATCTTTAATTTGTTTAGTTAAATTTTTAATATTTTGTGAAATATCTTTATTATAAATATTCATAGATAACCACGAAATCATATCATTTTTATCCGATACTTTTGATATATCATATTTCTCTATATATTTACGTTTACCAGCTATCACTATATACTCTACTTTCTCTAAATCTTCTAGATTAGTTTTAACTATATATTTCTTATTATCAATTATTACATATCTACGCGTCGCATCGTCAACTTTAACAATGTAAAACATATTTGTATCCCCGTAATAGTATAATTCAGACGTTGGACCTTCACGAGCCAATAAAAAATTTAGTTTATTAAAAATTTTCCGATTAAATTCTACTATATTCTTATCTGTCAATACACCTGAATAATATTGTTTTTTAAACAATGCATCTTGATAGCTCTTAAAATTCTTAAATACACGTTCACCTAATTGTATATCAGAATACGAACTTGACCCTATAATCTGACCAGCTATTTTTGGATTCACATATGACCTCCCATAATCTATTATATAAGGAATAGCATTTGACATAAACGTAATCTTTTTATCTTCATATGTTATCGTAACCGTCTCTGGTTTTTCTAATTCTATTACAAGAACATTACCAAGATGCAAATCATAATGTACAAAATCTACATGATCTTGCGCTACCTGTAAAGAATACATCAACATTATCATTATTTTAACAATATTCAATTCAAGATTTTTCTTTTGATTTATCGCCAAATCCGGATTAGATAATCTATTAATATACGCCTCTAACGTTTCAGTTTTATTCGTTTTTATATTTCTTAAATATTCATATATAATATGCGGCTTAGGAGAATCTCCTACACATAAATAATTTTTAGACATTATATGAAGATCCAATTTCGCCTTTTCAATTTCTAATTTAGTCTTGATAGTTAAACGATCCGACCACATTTCAGTATCTGCATATTTTTTTTTTAATTTTGCAATATTCGACATATAATGCGTTATATCCGAGTTAAAATTACAATTTATCAAACCATACACTAATGCAAAATTATCTGACCATTTATTCACCCTTAACGAATTAACAACTTGACCAATATACCACTCGTATGTTACCGAATCTGTATACTGTAAATTTTGAGGAATTTTTACCAACAATTGATTATCTATTATATTTTTCTTACTACGAGTCTCTATCACTATTATAATACCATTAACCGACGATATAGGCAAAACACTTTTTATTTTAAATAATTTAAAAAACCCATACGGATCTCTACTTATCACATCAAATATCTTTTGAAATAAACCCAACTCCTCATAAGTAGGATGTTGCAAGTAAAAATGTTTAACATTGTTTAATAATTCTTCCGCTGAAACATCCACATCCATATTATCATCTATCTTCACCTTGTTATTCGTAACATCTTTTACTTTATTTAACAAACCTATTCTATTCAACCAACCGGGTACCTTACCAACAGGGAACATATTTGGAGCACCACCATCCTGAACTCTGTACCCTTTTACCTTTTTATCAAGGTATTCTAATAATCTCATTGTATTATCTCTTCTTATATATCTAATATAAAAAAAATAATAATAAAAATGTATATTTTTTACTCTATTTAATATACCGGGGATTTTTACAAATCGTATACCACTCTTTCGTTTTGGGAACATTTCATAGTTACAGAGGCGCTACTATTATACTTCCAAGATAATGACTTATGCTTTTTCAAAATAATAATTCCCACCATCTAATTTCTTATATGTAGAATCAGTAAATTTAGCAAATTGATGAGTATATAATTGATAACCTAAACCCTCTTTATAAGTTATAGTTCTTTGGGGAAGATTATATATTGTTGCTTGATAAGTACCTGTCTATAAAAAGGCTTCTCTGCACCATAAAAAGTACTATAGAACCACTCAATATTATTGAAATAATTAACAAGGACGATATCAGTGATATTAATGTTTGACTATCCATTTTATATAATTATTTTATATAAAAATTTTATATAAAATAAAAAACAATGTTCGCGTTTATCCTCCCCTAAATATTTCCGCATCCTAGTTGAATATTAATTTTAATCCAATAAATCTTGATATATGTTTCAGAAATGAATTTGCCATTTTCCTTGTTGAAAATAACGATTTTTTTACACCACCATCTTTATCGTAAGGGTATAAATATTTCTACAAAGACCCTTACGATAAAAAGGAGATTTTTACAAATCGTATACCACCCCACGTGAAAAGTAAATGTATGTCGGGGGTTTTTTGATTTTACTTTTTCTAAAAGTAATGTATATGATACTACCTATTGAAATTATGTTAGAAATTTATGATTATTCAAATGTTGAAACTAGAATCAAATTAAACAGTATCTTGGGATTATCTTATTATGTAAAAAATCCATTCCAGAATATTAATACAAGACCTACTAACATTAATTTTAAGACACTTGTTATGGGTACAACATTTCATAGATATGCCAGTTACAGAGGCGCTACTATTATACTTCCAATGTAAATATGAATGCTTTTTGAAAAGTTAACGTAGTAAAAAATGAAATTTTTATAAATATATCGTATAATATATGGATGACATACTTGGAAAGAATAACATAGACTTTATCATTAAAAATGACCAAGTAATGGTTAAGGCAAAGGATATAGGTGATTTACTTAAAATGTCTAATATCAGAGAAGTTATCAAAAACTTTAACGAAGATGATGAAAGACGTATAGTTTCAACTATAACTAATAGTGGTCCACAAAAGATTATTTATTTAACAGAAAAAGGTATAAAAAGACTTCTGTGCTCATCACGAAAACCAATGTCTGTTTTATTAGCAAGAGAATTGGGTATTAATGTACAACACAAATATGTTCATATTGAAACAACATTTGTAATAAATATTAAAAAGACGTTTCTAGGAGAAGAAATACTAGAACAATACATCGTTGGGGATTATATACTTGACTTGTATTTTCCTAAATACAACTTGGCTATAGAAATTGACGAAAATGCACACAAGTTTAAAAAAAATCAAGACTATATTAAAGAAGAATATATAAGAAAAAAACTGGATTGTAAATTCTTACGAATAAAAGAAAAGGATGACATATTTATATCAATTAATCTTATATATACCGCGCTAGTATCGTAAATTATAATTAGTACCATTTAAAACCACAATGTTCTAAAATTCACTATTTAAAGACAATAGTACAAGTTATATATGAACAGCGAAAATACAAATAATCAAATTCAATCAGATAATACAAATAGTGATAACTTGTTGATAAAACAGTTTAATGGTTTGAATATTCAAGTGTATGGTACTTATGAAGAACCATTGTTTAAAGCAAAAGATATTGGTGATTTACTTGACATTAAAGATGTTTTATCCACAGTAAAAGATTTTGATAACGATGAGAAAGGGGTAGGATACTATCCTACTCCTGGTGGTATACAACAAATGGTGATGTTAAAAGAACAAGGGTTGTACAAAATTTTGATGATATCAAGAAAACCAATTGCAAAACAATTTCAAAAATGGGTGTTTAATATTATCAAAGAAATCCGTCTTAAAGGAAAGTATGATCTTGAAGAAAAGCTCAAAGAACACCAACAACTTTTACAAGTCAAAGAATTAGAACATCAACAAACTCAACAAGAATTGGTCAGGTACAAAGAAAAAACGTACGAAGAAATAGAGAAAACTGGTCATGTATACGTTATAAAAACTGATGCGCAAGGATCTTATAAAGTTGGTAAGACGAAAGATGCCGTGAATAAACGAATTCGTGGACTACAAACAGGAAACGTAGATAATATTCAAGTACTTTTAGATTTCAAGACGAGCAATCCTGATTTATTAGAAAAGAATGTTCATTATATTTTAGATAGATATCGTTGTAATTCAAACCGTGAATTCTTTGATTGTGACATTAATTATATTAAAACAGTTGTAGCGATTTGTGGAAATGTGTTAGACACCTTAAAATCTACTTATCAACATATTTCAAAGGATGAGCTGTTTGAAAAACTTGCGATTAGTGGAGTAAACGTGACTGTCCCGGTGGAAACATTAGAGAATCCACCCCCTTATAACTCTAGAAATGCTGATTTTTACAATTGGTTAGATGAAAATGTTATAGAAAGTCATAATAGCTTGTTGAAACTAAAGGATGTTTGCGAAGGCTATCTCGATAAAAAAAACGTAAATTCAAGACTATCTCATCGTATTAAACTAGAATTAGAATTGTGGATAAAGTCAAAGTTTGAGAATATAAAATACATTTATACAGATTCAAAATTTAATGGAGAACGTTACCGAGGATGGGTAGGAATTTCCTTAATTTCCAACGTATAAATTATGGCGGTGTTGGCGAGTCTTGGTTGCTATGGCGCGTCTTGTGTAGTGTTTATATAAGTGTTTATTTCATTATACAAGTGGTTATTTTGTACAACTTATACTTTTCTCCAATTTCCTTAATTTCTAAAGTGTAAAAATAAGGAATTCGTTTACCGCCTTACCATAAACATCGAGGCAACTTAAATAGTCCTTTTTTACGTGTTTTTTTTACGTTTTTGTAAAAATTTACTAATGCCTGTTTTATGGTTTGAATTCTGCAAATTTTCTCTTGGATTTTCTTAACAAAATAAGCTTTTCTCTTTGTAAATTTTTAAAAAAATATTGAGACGATGAAAAAAATTATCATAAAAAACTCTTTGAATTCAAAGGATAAACAAGCGTTTGTTAGATTTTCTAGAGATCTCCATGTGCTTTTTTTGAAAAAATGTTGACACGATGTTTATGGTAAGGCGATAACCAAATTCCTTAATTGTGCACTTTAAAAAATAAGCTTTTTCTTTTGTAAATTTCTAAAAAATATTGAGACGATGAAAATACCACTTTCAAAAACTCTTCAGATTCAAAGGATAAATAAGCTTTTTTTAGATTTCTTAGAGCTTTTCGTACTTTTTTTGAAAAAAATGTTGAGACGATGTTTATGGTAAGACGAAAACCGAATTCCTTAATTGTGCACTTTAAAAATTAAGGAATTTTTCTTATAGATTTTCTTTGAGACCATAGAAATTATATTCATAAAAAAGTGGTGTTTTTAACACCATCTTTTTGAATTTTCTTGTAATTTCCTTAAGTATTTTTTAACGTTTTTTAAAATTTTGAAAAAAGCTTATTTATGGTCATAAAACTTTGGATTTTTTCTTAATTTTTTTTAAGGAAATTAAGGGTTTTTTTTTGACAATTTCAAGAATGCTTATTATGTGTTTTATATGTATTTTTTTTTGATAATTTCTAAAAAAAAATATAAAAATACAATAAAAATAACAATGAATCCACAAAACAAGGTAAGGACCGCCAGGACCGCCAAGGACTCGCCAAGGACTCGCCATAAATGGTCGTGCACCGCCATCACCGCCATAAATGGGAAAAGCCCAGGGAAAAAAATTTTAGAAAAAATTAAAAAAGTTGTAAAAAGTCAAAAATATAAAAAATCTAGAAAAGTGTTGGGATTATGGCGGTCCTGGCGGTGCACGACCATTTATGGCGCGTCTTGGCGAGTCCTTGGCGAGTTCAAAGAGTCAGTCCATATTTGATCGTTTGATGTTGAAAAATGTAATTTTTGTATTATTTTAAGATGTGTCCTCACTGATTTGTAAACCTACCCATCCTCTATAACGTTCGCCATTTAATTTTGAATCTGCGTATTTTTCTTTTAAATTACGGAAATTGATTTTGATATATTTCTCTATTTCTACTTTAATTTTTGTTGACATTTTAGACGGTATTTTTGGTTTACCAGTATATAATTCACATACGTCTTTTAATTTTAAAATGCTACCTGTTTTTTCTTCAACGTTTTCATCCATCCAACTGTAAAAATCATTATTTTCCTGACGATACTCGTTTGTTTTGACTTGAACTTCTACAGGTTCTTTTACATCTATAAAATAATAATCTAGTAAAATTTTCATAAATGTTTGTCTCCACGATACATCTTCTCTCATTCTCGACGGAAGTGTTCTATCTATTTTATATTCACCTGATTCCTTTGGATCATCTACAAAACGTGAAGGGAAATCTATTACACGAATACGACGCCACAGAGCTGTATCCTCACCCTTGATTTCTGGTAACTCATTACACGCCAAAAATAATTTTGCCTCCATAACAAAACTCATAGCTTCTTGATATAATCCTCTTGCAACAATTTCTTCACTACCAGTTAGTTCTTTTAATAACCCTATATTAATTTTTTCACCATCTTCTGGTTCACTAAGAAAAGCAAAACGTTTATTCATTAATTTAACCTTTTCCGTATTTGCTTCATTTGCATTATTACGTTTACGTGTTAACAATGTGACTTCTACTTTTTCTCCGAAATCACCCATTGTTAATTTCATTAAATTTAACAACTGACTTTTACCATTTGCACCTGTATCACCTATAAACATTAAAAAATACGTATTTGGTATATCACCATTCAAACACTCACTCATTTTTTTTAACACGTAATCCCTAACACCCTTTATAGGTAACACTTGTTCTAAAAATATTCGAACTTCTGGATTTTCAAATGAAGGAAATTCAAACCCAACTGTTAAATTTATATAATCATCTTTTCTTGTATTACGAAATTTGTTTTCCAACAAATCATATACACCATTTGTAAATGGAAGCAAACGCTTTTTACTATTTAATTTCGTAATAAAAAGTTCGTCGTTATTGTAAATTTTTGCACCCTTTATAATATCATCCTGATAACCAGGCTTGTGAAACTTGTTGATTAAACTTTTAATATTTTTATTCAATGTAATCGTTGTTCCATCTGTACTTCTAACATCATAATACGTCTTTATTTTATCAAACATTTTTGACAAATCTATAATACACTTTTTCATTTCAATATTGTCATTGTCACTTCTCCAAATTGAACTATTAAAATAATACCAATTATTCCTTGAATATACAAAATCCTTATTTATAAAAAACAATAACTTTGAAATCATTGTGATTTTATGACCATCCAATACCTGATTTATTATATTCGTAACATCCTTGTTTTTGAAAATACTATCATCCAATTTTATATCACAACTGAAATCTTGTTCGCCATTATTATAAATGTTTATAATATTATTAATAGTTCCATGGTTGACTAATTGATTGTAGTTCATCCAAAAACTATTCAAATGTTTATATCTATCGTCTATTGGTATAATTTGAGTTTTTGGAAATATAGCCTGACATACTTTACATTTTAAACAGTATCCATTATCACTTATCTGATGTTCCACATTACATTCTGGACATTTTCCTTTTAAAACACGTGCTAAATTTTTATTAGCAACACTACCCCTGAAAATCATTTCTTTTCTATCAAATAACACTTCTTTTATATCTTGGTCAAAATTTTCATTGATATAATGTTTACATTCTATAATTGCATGATCTATTAATTCCAACTCTTGTTTATTGACTTTTAAACATTTTTTAATAATTTCATTGATTTCAACAGGATAATTTTCCAATTTGATTTCATTGTATTTATCATGTTTACATTCTGTATTATGACATTTTTGTTTAGCACTACTCGTATCTATTACAACATATTGATTGTTACCTCTATGTTCTTTATCCAAAAATGGACAATATCTTTCTATTAAAGCAATCACTATACAGTTATGATCTTTGTCTATAAATACATCTCGTATTTTATTTGGAAAATGATGGAATTCTTTTTGTATAAATTTCCTCAATTTTGTTTTATCATCGTTGTTTAATTCTTCTGGAACATTTACCACTAGGTCACCTTGCCGAAGGTCACCCATAATTAATTCCGTAACATCATCAGTAAAGGTATCGTTTTCTACCAATTTGTACTTATCTTTAATATAACATACAAATGACTCTACATCCTCAAAATCGTCACTCAGATCACTTTTTTTAAATGGTCTGTTTTCACCGTTTTTATTACTATACAATGTCCTAAACAATCCTTCTCTGTAAACACTAGGATCTACTAAATACCTATTTTGTACATCACGATATTTATCTAAACCAAAAAATTTATACAATGTTTTTAATGTTTGAACATTGTCAAATACAATTTCCTTATCGTCCGTTTTATCAATAAACCTCAAGATAACATGAAAACTACGTTTTATATCTGAATGTGATTCTAAAATAATTTTTTTTATATATAAATTATCAAATTGTATTTTTATTAAATCTTCGACTTTTCCTATACATTCGTCTAATATTTGATTATAATCATCGTAATAATTCATAGTATGTTCACCATCGTTAATGTCAACTGGTTCTTCAAATGGTTCCCCGTCTTCCTCTTTCAATTTTTCTTCCTCTTTCAATTTTTCTTCTTCCTTGTAAATTTCTTCTTCCTTATAAATTTCTTCTTTCTTATAAATTTCTTCTTCCTTATAAATTTCTTCTTCCTTATAAATTTCTATATCGTAAAAAAAACTGACTGGTTTATTCGCTGGTATAAATTCGTAAAAATCACGTTTGTTACATTTTTTGATAAAGTTCATAAAATAATGATAGTCATCCATTACGAAATATTTTGTAATAGCTCTATTACATATAAGTTTGGTAAAGGTACCTTGCCGTCTAGCGAATTCTTCATTGGAAGAATTAAAGGTACCTTCATTTAAGGTGTCCGAATTTTCATCAAAACATGGTCCTTCTTCTAGTTCACGGTGAAGGTCATTTAAATACGTCAACACCAAATTTTTACTTTTATAATATTGGATTGACATGTTATTTATGTAATAAAATATCTTTTTAAATAAAACCAATCCTCTTGTACGACATTTTAAAATAAGCTTTAAAAAAAAGCTTATTTTTTTGATTTTAAAAAGTATATGTAGTTATTAGTATGCATATGCATATACTTTTGAAGGGCTTTGACCCTACTTTTTAAATAAGTTGTTTAGCATTTTGAATTTCTTTATAATTATAATAATAGTATTGTGCTAATACAACAAGATCCAACATAATTGAAAATACACCATTTACAATCCATGGAATATTTTCTACAATGTATTCAGGATTTACTGTAATAACACCTATGTATATCGAGTTGCCAATGATAGTAAAAGTATACATTAAAACTGATAAATTACCAGTAGATTTATTTGAATAATTCATCCAGATTTGTGGTAAACGTCCACCTGTATAAAATACCATTGTAATCCATCCTAAAATAGCTCCTATATCATCCTGGCTAGATTTTACATGTATATTTAATAAAACGCATATAGTAGTATTAATGGCTAAAAACCCAAATGTGATTAAACATTTCATTTTAAAATAAATTGACGACTTTTCTTTAGTGTAATATAGTATATATATTGTCATCAAGACACCGACATAATAATGATACCAACCGATTATAATAATTGATGATGGCATATATAAAAGAAGAGTACCCATCAAACTCAAGATATCAGCTTGAGTCCATAATAAAATAGTCCATAGTGAAATACCTTCAGAAGAACCTGCTTTAAAAATAGCAAAAAATTGAGGTAAATATAATATACTGTAAAATACAAGCGATATAATACTTAGAATATAAGATATTTCTTGATTGTCCATTTAATTATTATTGTTTATGGATTTTTTCAATTTTTTATATACATATATAAGAATAGAGGCCACACTACAGTTTATGTTAAGAATAAAGAAATACTGTAAAATAAATAGAAACTATATGATTCAATTTTTGAAAAATTTTGAATATGATGATTCTGATGACTTTGATATATATAATAAAATAAACAGTTTAAAATATTCTATTTGTTATTTTTATTTACATTTATCAAAGTACATTAATACCACTATTATAAAAAATTTTACTATAAAAACGACTTTTTTAAATGTACCGCAAAATATAACTTATCAAATTGTCAAAGATTCATTTACAGAAACATGGTTTTTTACTTGTGATAAATTAGTTGTTTTACATATTCATAAAAATGATATAGATGATTTTTATAATACATGGAAGACATCTTGTTTTTATAAATTTGTAATTTATAAAGATTTAGAAGAATATTATGTAGTATTTTGTATATCACATACAAGTGATCAAATACGCAACTATTTAAATTTTTTAGTTGATAATAATCACGACCCAAGATATTTAATCTTTTCTTGTTTTTTATTAAATAATAATAAAACAAAAATCTCCATTGATCTAGAATTTGTGAATTATATTAAAAATATGATTTTAAACGAATCAACACCAGTTGGTTTTGTAGTTTTAAACAATAACTGTAAGGTTTATAATACAAAACCAAAACGTATGGAGTTTTATACAACTTTGGGATATGGTGAGACTAATTTTGATCTTGATCATCTAGTTAAAATTTCATTAAAATTAATTAAAGAATCTGGAAATTTACCAGTAAATTATTTTATCTAAAGAATTCTTCCAAGGAAGAATCAATTTGTAATTGTACCTTGCCTTTTATCAAAGTCTATTTAAAAATTTAAAAATATACAAATATAAATAAATGAAAGTATTAGTTACAGGTGGCTCAGGACTTGTAGGTAGTTCAATTAAAGAATTGGTCAATTTACAAGGTACCTTGCCTTTTATCGACGTCTTTGGATTTATTTTTTTGAATAGTAACGATTGCGATTTTAGAAATGAACAACAAGTTGATGATTTGTTTAATTTAAATAAACCTGAAATAGTAATTCATTTGGCAGCAAAAGTAGCTGGATTATATGGTAATATTAGTAATAATTATACTATGTTAGTTGATAATATTAAAATTAATACAAATGTTTTAGAAGCATGTAGAAAATATAAAATTAAACGATTGATTAATATATTATCAAGTTGTGTTTTTCCTGCAGCTTGTAGATTGCCATTAACAAGTGACCAAATTGATTTAGGACCTCCTCATAATTCTAATGAAGGGTATAGTTTTAGCAAAAGGATTCTCAGTACTGGTTCTAAACTTCTTTCAAAATCTTTAGAAACTGAAGTAGTAAACTTGATTCCAACAAATTTAGCAGGTAAATATGATAATTTTAATTTAAGTGATGGACATGTATTACCAGCTTTAATACACAAATGTTTTATTTCTAAAAAAAATAACAACCCTTTGATTATTAAGGGATTAGGAGAAAGTTATAGACAGTTTGTGTTTTCAACAGACTTTGCAAAAATTATTTTACATTTTGTCAATTGTACATTATCTCAGCAATTTAATCAGCTTATTGTTGGACCACCAGTTGAAGATGAAATTACTATTAAAGAATTGGTAAATAAAATTGTTAAAGAATTTGATTTTAATGGACCTGTTGTTTATGATTCAAGTTTTCCAGAAGGTCAATTTAAAAAGACAGTGTCAAGTGATGAACTTTTAGCATATATTCCGAATTTTAAATTTACACCATTGGATGTTTATTTAAAAGAAACAATTAAATATTTTATAGAAAATTATGAAACAGTTAGAAAATAAAGTTACTTTTTTATTTAGTTTCCATAAATATAATGTAGAATAGCTTTAGGTATATGTTTATTACGGATTAAATGTTTTATTGAAATTTTATCTTTGTATTTTATTATAAATTCAGATGTTAATTTTTGATATAAGCAAATTGATTGAAAATTAAATATAAATTCATCATTTGTAAATGATTCTGTTAATGTATTTAATAATTCTGAAGACAATGTTTGATATCTGAAAATACATCCTAAATCTAAATACAATATATATTTTTTTATAAATTCGTCAGATAATTGCGTATATCTTGAAATGTTATTCCAAGAAATAAAATCAAAACGATTAATAAATTTTTCTAGTATTTTTTCATTAATGCTATGTTTTGTAAATTCTGGCCATATGATTTTACTGTGATATTTATTTATAAATTCAAAACTGACACATGATTTATTACCACACAACGGATGCCATTGAATATATTCTTCGTATTTTACAATAAAATCAAAATTTACAGTTTGTTTTGACCAAATTGTGAACCAATCAGCATTATTTAATACGTACAATCCATTAGTATTTTCGGAATCAATAAACAAGCATAGTATATCTATTGGTAAATCTTGATTATTTAGTAAATTTTTACAAGAGATTTTATCAATTAATTTATAAATTAAATTATGTGAAAATTCTTGATAAGAAGATATTATTTGTAAATCTTGAGTATCGTTAATCCATTCTATAACACTTTCTGGTATTTTATATCCTGTTGTGTCATTTTGTAAAATAATATTACTCCAATCTACATAATATTTATAATTAAAATATGTTTCTTTTGTTAATGGTATCAACAAATTACCACTATCTATAAGATTATCCACAAAAAACCACTTGTTGTCTAATATTATTTTACAAATTAATTTGTTAGTACAAGTTAATTTTGATAAAGCACGTAAATCTATATATTTTAATATTTGTATCAAAATTTCTATAGGTAATTCTTCAATTATAGGTAATTCTTCAATTATAGAATTCATCATAAATTACAATAAATATAATAAATATAATAAATATAATAAATATAAACTTTTGCCGTCTTATGAATTCCAATGTTTTATATATTGGTATAGCGCAATGTTATAAAAACCATAACACATTTCATCGTATAAATCTTCAACTATTGGTGTAGTCAATTTGTCATTGTTTTTGGCAATTTTGTATATTTTATTATTTGAATCTGGTACTTTATAAATATCACTTAATAACATTTCAGAATATTGACATAACTTTTTTACAGAATGTGTTGTCCAAATATGTCTTGTATTGACAAGGGGTTCCAGGCTTCGTACCAATAAAACTGATGCGTTTAATTTCATACTATAAATATACCCATCGCTATTACAAATTGTTTTACATTTTTTCAACAAATTTATTGGATCTAGTGTAATGTTACACATTCCATTTAAAATAATAACATCAAAGGTATCATAATTATCCATACCTGTATACATATCTAATGATAATTTATAACATTTATGCTCTGAAAAATAACTAGGATTAAACTTTTCCGATATAGATATTGTCTTTACATTTCCACTAAAACGACTTTTTATTAAATCTAAAAGAACTGTATCTGAACCATTAATACTAACTACATTAATTTTACTTTTAGATTCAATTAGATCTTCTATTTCTTTAAATAAATATTGAAGGAAAATACTATTACAACTTTCTTTTACATTTTTATTATTATTGATGTTGCTGTTGCTCGTAGGTTCGTCACATTTTGCTTTTTCAAGGTACCTTGCCGAACTAATGGGTTCGCCATTGGTAAGGTACCTTGCCGAACTAATGGGTTCGCCATTGGTAAGGTACCTAGAAATATGAAAACAATTAAAACAAATACAATAGTCTTGTAGTATGTTGAATAGATTAACCTGGCGACATATTATACAAGTCATATGAATAATCAGATTAAAAATATTTTATAAAACGACCGACATTTGAATTGTACGAATCATATGGTAAATTAAATTAATTTAAAAACAATTCATTATTATTTAAATAATAATGAAACAAAAAATTGCGTGTGTTTATTTAATTGAAAATTTGACGAATGGTAAAAAATATATAGGTCAAAGTATCGAGTTTAATAAAAGAAAAAATAATCATAAGTGTGAATGTAAAAGAAGGTTTACACCTTTATATAATGCTATTAGAAAAGATGGATGGGAAAATTTTGAATTTATTATTTTAATTAAAGATCATACTATAAATTATAATTTTTTAGATTTTTGGGAATGTTATTTTATAAACTTATTTGATACATTAAATAGAGAAAAGGGGTATAATTTAGAAAGTGGTGGAAATAAAAATAAAAATTTAAATCCAGAAACAAAAGCGAAATTAAAAATAGCACAAAATAAAAATAAACATTTTTTAGGTAAAAAACATACAGAAGAAGCTAAGAAAAAAATAGGTGATTCAAAACGTGGTACAAATAATCATTTTTATGGTAAAAAATATACGATTGAAATGAAAACAGAATTAGGTTTAGGTACTGGAAAATTATATAAAGAAGTTTTATCACATGGTAAATTAGTATATAAAACATATTTTATGAAGAAAGGGAAATGTATAACTATTGAAAAATATCCTAATTTAGGAATACCATTAATTATTTGTACTCGTATTTGTATGGAAAATGAAATTGATTTTAAATCTAATTTAGTAAAAGATATTGAAAATTTCGTTCAAAAAATTGATTTAAAAACAATAAATTTTATAAATTAAAAATGCAATTATCAAAAGAAGAATTAAACAAAACTTGGCTTCTCACAGGTGCATGTGGTCAAGATTCGAGCTTAATGTTTGACTTACTTTTAGAAAAGGGTTATACTAATTTACATGGAACGATGAGACGTTCAGCTACATTTAATACTCAAAATATTGATCGTATTTTTGATAAATTAAAATTACATTATTGTGATTTGACAGATCCAATGAATGTTTATAATATAATTGCAAAAGTAAGACCAGATTATATAGTACACTTTGGAGCCCAAAGTCATGTGAAAATAAGTCATGACCTCGAGAATTATACATTTCAAACGAACACATTAGGTACATTAACAATTTTACAAAGTGTTCGTTCTTTAGGAATGGAAAAAACCTGTAAAATATATCAGGCGTCAACTTCTGAGATTTTTGGTAATATTACAGATGGTAGTTTTAAATTAAATGAAGATTCACCACAAAATCCGTGTTCAGTGTATGCGATATCAAAATATGCTGCCCAACAATTATGTAATATGTATCGTGATGCGTATGGAATGTTTGTTGTAAATAGTTTACTTTTCAATCACGAAAGCCCACGTAGAGGTGGAACTTTTGTTACAAAAAAAATCACTGATTATGTTGCAAAATATTATAAAAATAATTTAATTAAACCTTTAGAATTAGGTAATTTAAATGCTAAACGTGATTGGTCTCATGCAAAAGATATGTGTTATGGGATATTCTTAATGTTACAGCAAGAAAAACCAAAGAATTATGTTTTATCTAATGATACAACTCATTCTGTTCGTGAATTTGTTGAATTAGCATTTAAAGAAATTGGAGTTGAAATTGTATGGAAAGGTGATGGTGTAGACGAAGTAGGTGTTAAAAAGGGAACAGAAAATGATTTAGAACCACAAATAATTATAAAAGTTAATCCAAAATATTATCGTGATATTGACATTGAATGTTTAATAGGTGACTCAAGTAGAGCAAGAAATGAATTAAAATGGTGTCCAAAATACAGTTTTGAAGATTTAGTAAAAGAAATGGTTCAATCGAGTTTAATTTAAAAATAAATTATTATTTACAAAAAATTATTTTGTTGGTGTAATATATAAAAAGAACAATATATGTACTATAAACGCTACATGTATAAACCCTTGAATAACAACAACAACCACTGGAATAACAACAACCACTGGAATAATAATGACCTCTGGAATGACAACCATCACTGGAGTAACAACCACCACTGGAATGACTACCACCACCATAACGACTACAATCACTATAATGACTATCATCACAATTGGAATTATTATAACGATTATGATTGGTACAGTTATAGAGTTAATAGGGGCAGACTTCGGTAAATAAAATCAAAAAAATAAGCTTTACTTTTAAAAAAGTAAAATCAAAAAAATAAGCTTTTAAAAGGACCTTGTCGAAGCGAGCTTCAGCTCGGTAAGGTAAAATCAAAAAAAATAAGCTTTTTAAAAAAAGCTTATTTTTATTATATATATTGTATATTGTACCGATACATCAACGTTACACATCATTACATAAAAATATAATTTTTGTGTGAAAATATATAGATTTAGTACATTACTCACTATATATTAAACGAGCACACTCATATCTGAGCCGGCTGTATCTTGCATCCAAAGGTATTTTGATCTTGGTTTTCGATCAATTCTACGTGGGTTAACACACTTTAAAAAGCTTGAGTAGATTTCTTAATAACTTTACGTATTTTTAAGTAAAATAGTTTTAAATGTCGTATTCAGGACATTAATAATTTAAAAATTTAAAAAATTCATTTTTTTTTTATTAGTTAATTAAAGTTAATTAAAGTTAATTAAGTTCTAAGTGTTTAATTAAGTTATAAGTGAATTTTAAATTATGTAATGTTGTGTAATAAATGTCTAACTGTTAGAAGCCTTGGCTTTTATCGAAGACTTCGGTAAAGGTACCTTGGCTTTTATCGAAGACTTCGGTAAAGGTACTTAATGATTAATAATATCGGGTTCTTCCATTCTAAATTGTTGATCGTTAAGGTCATCCATTGGTAATGTATCGTCTGTAAAATCACTACTATTTGTGTCTGTGTCGTTTGTGTCTGTGTCGTGTGTGTCTGTGACTTTGACGTCTTCTTTTAAATTTGAACGATTATAAATATAATAATTATAAACAGGAACTGCTAATGACCCGCTTACAATAACAGCTGAAAGTTGAGCCAAGGTTTGAATAAATGTATTGATGAAAAGCTCTGAATAATTTTGACAAGACATTTTATTAATTAGGTTTTATTATTTATAGTTTTATTACTTTTAAATTAAATTAATTACGATTTTTTAAAACATTTGTTAAATATATATAAGATGTCATATTGTTCACCGAATGTTAATGTAACTGGTATTGGTAATCATTATACATGTTTTGACCACGATGAATTAAAAGAAATTGCGTTAGCTTTAAATATTTACATTCAGAAAAATAAATTATGTTTGTTAGAATCTTCGAATAAATTAAAAAGTAAAACTTGTTCTACAAAAATTATAAATATTAGTAAAAAAACAAAAAAACAATTGTGGTATTCTATTTACAACAGACTCGAAAAAATTTGTCCATATGAATATTGTTGGGTAGACTTGGAATTTATAAATAATATAAAAGATCCTTATCTTAGAGACAAGATTCGCGATTTTACGTTTAAACCAAAGATAAAAGATGCAAACTCTTGGTTGTGGACAGAAGACATTAATCGTGTCTTGCAACAATATCAAGAAATAGATAAATCTTTTAAATTTTTAGGAGCTTTACCTTCTGATTTTTATAAATTAACAAAAGTGAATTATAAAGATATTTGTAATTACAATAAATATTCTATAGTATTTAATTTAGATAATCATAATCAATCAGGTAGCCACTGGGTTGCTTTTTTAATTGATAATAAAAATAAAACTATTGAATATTACGATTCTGTGGGTAACTTGCCAAACAAAAACATAAACGCATTTATCAAACGCGTACAAAATTATTTACATAAAAACTGTAAAACCACATATGAAATTTTATACAATAAGACTAAACATCAATACGAAAATAACGAATGTGGAATGTTTGCTATTCATTTTATTATTAAAAGATTACTAGGAGAATCGTTTCACAAGATATCAAAAATGGTAATAAAAGATAAAGATATGAATCGTTTTAGAAAAATTGTTTTTAGACCAAAAGCAAAGTAACTAAAGTAACGTTTACTTTAACACTCTATATATTTGGTATAAACTCTTGAAAATAAACCTGTTTGTCCAGGAATTTCGTATCTATAATGTAAATGTCTTTTTAATCTTTTTTTACCTATACCAAGAAATAATGGAACGTTATATTCAACTGGGCATTCGATTTTTACAATTGTATTTCCAATAATATCTGATTGAACTACGCCACTATTTGAATAATCATTGTACACTCTCCAATCTAGTTCGCCTGTAGCATCACCGATGCTGCTTGCAGATTTAGCTGCCCAATATAAAATTCGCGTATTAGGAGGAAGATTTGATATTTTAATTTCTTTTAAATTAGGTGATGATCGATTATCTTTAATAATTGGTATTACACTTTTACCTAAAAATGGTAAATAATAATCTCTGTCGAATGCAAAATACAATGCACATATACCAATCATAAATGCTACTAAACGATACCTAGAATCACCGTAATTTATTTTTAATCCTGAAGCTTGCACAAAGTAAAACAAGCCTCCTAAAACTAATATTGAACGCGCTATTATATTCATAAACATTTTGTGCGTTTTATGTTTTATATAAACATTTTAATTTTTATATAAAAAAATATTCGAAAAATTAAATTCAAATGTATTTTGTATTAACTACGTGGGTAATTCATTGAATACCAAAAATTAATACCTGTATATTCAAATATAATATGAAATAAAAATCCAGAAATAAAAATAAGTTTAATTATATCCATATCAATTTTTCCAGGAGTTTTTACAATAAAATTTTCAAGTAGTTTAGTCAGAGCGAGTAAACATATACCAACAATAAAAGCTTCTGTAATAACAGTAATGACGGGTTTATATATAAACATCAAGTAGAGCTTAAATTAAAGACAAGAAAAAAAAAATCCTAATTGTTATTATTATTGTTATTGTTATTGTTATTGTTATTGTTATTGTTATTGTTATTGTT